CTAGAAGAATGGAAGTCAAAAGAAGAAAATACAGAGGCTAAAAAAGATAATGAAGATTTAAAAAAGCGCAGCCTCAATGAAATGCGTTTGAAAATCTTAAAAAATAAATATTAATATTAATTTTCTATAAAATGAAAACATCAAAACTTTATAAAGAAGAAAGAGCTGAGGTTATCGAAAAGATGGAGAGTCTAGTATCTTCTGCTGAAGGTCGTGAAATGACATCTGATGAGCAAAGCAACTTTGATTCTTTAAATTCAAAAGTAGAGGAGTTAAATGGAATGGCTCAAAGAGCTGAGTCTTTCGAGAAGCTTCAAGCTACTAAAGCTGTTAAAGAAGTAACAGAAAACACTCCAAAAGAGATTAGAGAGTATTCTTTTCAAGATGCTATGAAAGCTGCTTATACTGGGCGATTAGAAGGACTTGTTAAAGAAATGGATCAAGAAGCAAGAAATGAAGCTCGTTATACTGGACAATCTTATAATGGAGTTGCTATCCCTACAAGTATATTAACTCGTGCGCAAGTAGGTACAGCTGCTGGAAATGCAACAGAGGTAATGGCTTGGACTGATCAACTTGAGGCAAATCTAGTTTTAGCTTCTGCAGGAAGTAACTTTTACGGAGGTGTCAACAGTATGAAATTTCCCGTATTTAGCTCAATCAATTCAGGTTTCGTTCCTGAAGCTGGAGGCTCAGCTCCTGCTGCTAATGGTACAGCTTCTAGCGTTACTTTAGAGCCACATAAACTTATCTCTATTGTTAATGTTTCTGCTGAGGCTTTAGTTCAAAATTCTGGTATTGAGGCTAGTTTGCGTAGAAATATGGCTGCATCTGTGGCTGCTACTTTAGAAGCTGCTTTATTAGGAACAAGTGATGTATCAAATGCTCCAGCTTCTATCTTTGCTGATGCTGCTGCTGGTTCAACTGCTGCATTTTCTGCTGCTAGTGCTTTAGACTTAGAAACTACTGTTTTAGGTAATGGAGTACAACTAGAGGGAGCTAGAATGGCTTACTTAGTAGATATGAAGTCTTACGCTACTGCAAAAGCTGCTGCTCAAGTTGCTTCTGTTTCACCTTTATATGATACTAGAGATAAAACCATCAACGGTTACTTCTCTTTTGTTTCTACAAATGTTGGTAACGGTGGTGGAGCTACTAAAGATCACGCTTTATTCGGAGATTTTTCTAAATGTCACATAGCGACTTTTGGCGGTATTTCTATACTAGTGGACCAATTCACTGATGCTGGAATCGGACAGACAAGAATGATTGTTCAATCACTCGTGGATGGCGATTGCGTACAAAACGCTACTGCATTTGCTTCTTTGATTGAGGCATAATTGATTATTTTAACGGAGGGGTTTAATCGCCCCTCCATTAATTTTTTTTAAATGGAATACTACAGCTATAATTTTAACGCATTAAGACAGTCTGACTATGTGCCTTATGGTAAGCTAGTTTTAAAAACAGCTCCAACAACTACTCCCATATCTTTAGCAGAAGCTAAGTCATTTCTAAGGATAGACTCAGACTATGATGATGATAATACTTATATCACCTCATTGATTAATGTTGCTACAAGTATGGTTGAAGAATTTACAAGAAGAAGACTTATAACACAGACATTCAATTTATTTCACGATGAGTTCCCACCTTATATTGATTTACAAATTGGCGAGGTTGCTAGTGTTACACACATTAAGTATTATGATGAGAATAATGCTTTACAAACTTTAGCTGCATCAAATTATGATGTAGATACTAAGATAAGACCTGGTAGAATCTATCAGTCAGAAGATGGAGATTTTCCTAATACATTTGACAGACCTAACGCTGTTGAGGTTGAGTTTATTGTGGGAGCTGCTGCAAGTGATATACCAGCTCCAATAATTCAGGCTATTTACATAATTGTTGGCCGTTACTTCGAAAATAGACAGGATGTTGTAATGGGTACTCAAGTTAATGAAGTTCCTTTAATGGTTAATCACTTATTAACTCCTTATCGTTTGCTTGAACTATGATAATAGGCAAACTAGATAGAAAACTTAAGCTCTTTAAACAAGTATTCACAACCAACGAATACGGAGAGAGAGATGTTTCTACAAAGACATTTGTCACTATATTGGGCAACTTTGATTTTAAAGGTGGAAAAACCTCTTTTGATGCTGATGCTTTGATAAATGAAGATACAATCGACTGTCTTATTAGATACAGAACAGACATAGGTACATCACCCCAATACTTTATAAGTAACGGAACAACCAACTATTCAATAAAAAGTATTCAAGAAATAGGAAGAAAAGATGCAATGCTTTTAAAACTAGAGCAAAATGATGTTATAGATTTAAGTGCTGTAAATACTTTCTTTGAATATACAATCAATACTAATAATACTGGATTAGCTAGTTCAACAGCTACCCAATACGGACTACCAACAAGAGCATCAGGAACTTATGACTTTACTGTAGATTGGGGCGATGGTAACACCAACACAATAACAACTTACAATGATGCAAATGGCTTACATACTTATGGAAGTGCTGGGACATATACTATAAAAATAAAAGGCGTGTTTAGTGGTATAATAACAACATTAGACACTGGAGTTTGGAACGCTAACAGAACTGATCCTTTAAAAATTTTAGATATTAAATCTTATGGGCCTTTGATTATTCAAGACAGTTTAGCTTTTAAAGATTGTACTAATTTAACTTCTAGTGCAACTGATAATTTACAATTTAATACAACTGATGCGACAAGCACATTCCAAGATACAAACTTCAATGGAGTAGTTGATAATTGGGATGTTAGTAATATAACTAATTTTAGTGATTTCTTTCACGGCAGCCAATTCAATCAAGATTGCAATAATTGGAATATAAGCAAGGCAACAACTTTGACCAGTATGTTTGAAGATTGTCCTTTTAACAAAAGCTTATCAAAGTGGGACTTGTCTTCTGTGACAACTACCTCATCAATGTTTGGTGGTAATACAGCATTTAATCAAGATGTATCAATGTGGAATGTAAGTAGTTTGTCATCGGCTGTAACTATGTTCTCAGGAGCAACGGCATTTGATAAATCATTGGCTTTGTGGGATGTTACGGCTTTAAGTGGTAATCAATTGACTTTCTTTGGTAGTGGCTCTGGTTTATCAACTGCAAACTATGATGCAACACTTATTGGATGGGCTGCTCAAAATGTTAATAGTGGAGTGAGTATAAACTTCGGTAGTTCTCAATACACCGCTGGAGGTGAGGCAGCAGCAGCAAGAGCTACTTTAGTTACTAAAGGTTGGACAATAACAGACGGAGGAACAGCATAATGAAAGAAATGGATAAAATAAAAAACCCTGATGTTGATACTTATTGGATTATATTTGATGAGGATGACAAAGTATTGAGCTATGGAATGGTAACTCCTATTCAAGTTTTATCAACTAAGGAGACTAATATAGAGATGTATTTAGATAAAGAGGAATGGAAAAAGGTTTTACAATCTCATAAAATAGAAGTTGAGTAATGGCTACAGTATTCACAGAAAAAAATTTAAGAGGCAACAAAGGAGGGCATCAGGGATTAATTGGATATTCAATAAATGAAACAGAATTAAAATCGTTGATTCGTTTTATGGAAAAACTTAATTTGTCTGACAGTCAAACTAAAGTAAAACTTAGACAAGGTATGCGAAAAGCTGCCAAACCTTTAGTCAAAGAGTTAAGATCAGAAATTAAAAAGATAGAAGGTAAAGACAATGTAGGCAAAAGAAATAGGGCAACTGGTAGACTAAGAAAAAGTATAGCTGTAATAAATGGCAAAATGAGAAGAGGATCACAACCAGCAGTTTATGTTGGCCCTAGAGTTAAAGGAGCTTTTGCTGATAAGGAAAGAAGTGGTTTTCATTTTTTCTTTTTAGAGTATGGTTTTAAAGGTAAGCCTGGAGCTAGGATGTTAGATAAAGTTCATAATAGTACAACTGCAAAAATGGCTCAATCTAATGTTGTAAATGAAATTAAAAAAGTAATAGATAAACTTGTAAAAAAGAAGTTTTAGAATGGAAGTAGGCAAAGTCATATATAATATATTAAGCAATAATGCAACTATAAGCAATTTATTGACTACTGATTCTAATACTAGAATATTTCCTAGTAGATATAACTTCCCTAAGAATGTTAAGCTCCCATATATTACCTATCAGATGGTTTCTGATGAGCCAAACAACACAAAGAACGGAGCTTCGACTTATGACTATGTAAGAGTGCAAATAAGCATATATCATAATAGCTATAAGGATATGACTACTCTAGCTGGTTTGGTTAGAACTGCATTAGATTATGCAAGTGGTACTTACAATGGAGTAGTAGTTGATAAGATATTTTATCAAGATCAGAACGAGCTTTATGATGATTCTGCTGGTACAGTAGGATTGTATGGTATA